TACGCCTCGCCTAGGTCATCCGTAAGTAATTCTTGTTTTGTGAAAACAATAGGTACGCGAACGCCGTATTTTGCTAGCTGCTGTTGGCTGCTAAAGCCGTATGTTGGGGCATAGCTTTGCGCGCCCGTAGCGTCTTCAAGCCGAGTTAGTTTCGCTTCGTCTGGATCGTCAGCCGAATAAGATGCAGGTTTTGGAGCTAAAAAATACGCCGCTGCTGTGGAAACGACGCCGACAACAAGGCTGATGATTGAAATAGTGAGCGGATCGTTTCTTACATCAGGAATATGTTCGTATCCGGCAGGACGAACAATGGCTTTACGGTGTAGTTCGCGTACAAACCGGCGGTAATCGTCTTCGTTACATTCCAGGGCAGCGATCAGCTGCTTTTCCCACGGAAGTAATGGCAGCGGGTCGAATTGCTTTCGATAGGGGACCATGCGACCGCCTTCGATAGCTCGCTGATACGCAGAATCCCCGATTGCCATACGACGCCAAAAGCCCAGCTATTTTGTGGCGCCAGAGCCACGTCACCATCGTACAGAGGATCTTGTACTCTCACACCCCACGTCAGTAACGCCCGCAAAACCATCACCTGAGAGCCGCTGTACCACTCAGAACGCAGGGGTGGGCACGGTAAATCAAGGCGCGTTCTAACCTCATACACAAGATTGATGCAGTCTGTTTTGCCGCTGCTTGGATGCGCTCCAAGCTCATACGGCATACCCAGCAGATCCAGCATCAAAAACGCACAACTGCGGTGGTGGGGAGACTGCCGACAAGCTGCTGGGTCAAAATCTTTTTGGGCACGTCCACGCCAACAGCATCCAGCACAGATGCCAGTTCGAGCTTGACGGCTTGGTTGTCCCAGCTGGCAGAAACAATCTGGGAGATATACGTAGACAGCAACTGGTAGTCCATCTTGTCGTCGGGATTCACGAGCAAAGTGCGGACCCTGCAGACCCAATAATCACGCACGGCGGTTTCGATCCAGCCGCGAGTTAGGGAATTGTTTGGGAAGACAAGGGTTGCTGGCTCGTTGTCTGCTGCGTTGGTGACGGTGACGCCGGTAAAACCGAAGGCCAAAAAGCCGAACGTATTCACCTCGCCTGTATCGACGTTTGCAAAGTAGGCGTCTTCGCCGATGTAGAAATTTTGGAAGCGGAAAATCGTGCTGCTATCCGGCGAGCGGACGTTTAGGTAATGCGCCAGCGAGTATGTGGTGCTCATTTGAGACCGAGACGGTTACGGGTGGAAGCTGATTGCTGGAGCTTACGCATCGCCAGTTGTTCACCCTGTATAGCGCCTTGGGCTGCGGCCTGCTGCATTCCGGCTTGGAACTGATCGGCGGTAACGTAATCGACGCTGTTGATGCGCTCCACGCTGTAACGCACATCGATTGCGGTTGCGACTCCAGAGCTACTGCCTTGTGTTGTTCCGGTTTCGCCGCTGCTTGGGATAACGCTGCTGCCACGGGCGCCGGAAGCGTAACGGCTCATTGCACCACGCATCTTGCTGGCTGGAATGACGTACTCAGGCTCGCCGCCTTCACCAATCAAGCCCATGGTCGGGCTGGTTACGACGCCGCCCTCCGCAAAAGCTTCAAAACCACCAGGCCAGTACGCGCCTTCCTTGGCTGGTTTGTAGCCAAAGGCCATAGCCAGATAAGAAATTATACCTGTGCTATCTCCGCCGCCCAAAGCGCCCAAAGCTTGCGCGATGGCGTACATGATCAGCATGTTTCCAATGGTTGCCAACAGATCGGCCCCAAGGTCTTTCAGCGCATCGCCAAAGTTTTCCGTACCCTGAACTGCTGCATCAAGAGCGCTACTAAATGTGCTTGCAACAGTACCTGAAATACCATCAAACAGTTCTTTTTCCATTTGAAGCTGGGCGTTTGCAGCTTTCTGTTCTTTGGTTAGTTGCTGAATTTGGGTAAGCGCTCTGCGGATAGCTTCAGCCTGCTGGTCGGTTAGTGTAATACCTTGCTTTTTAAGTTGGTTTTCTATTTCAAGAAATTGAAGCGCTTGTTTTTCTACTTCTGTGGTTGCTTTAAGTTTTACTATTTCCATGTCAAGACCACTTAAAACATCTTGCACCGCTTTTCTTTTGTCGTTTTCAAGCTTTGCTAGTTCGTTAGCTGTCTGAAGTTGTGCAGCGTCTAACTCTGCCGCTGTTTTAGCAATTAGTGCTTGTCGTTCACGTTCATCCGTAACACCTACAAGAGCACTCTGTAAATCAGTGATTATTTGCTGGTTGCGTTCTTCGCCTTGAAGCCGTATTTCTAGCTGCTTATCCCCAGCAATTTCGGCGTGGGTAATTTTTTCTCTTATAGCTAGCTGTTTTTGGATGGCATTAGTCTCAATAGCTAAGCCCTGAAGACGCGCCTGCATACGAGCTTCGTCATCTGCTGCCTTATCGCTCGCTTTTTTACCTCCGCCGCCTCCGCTTGGCACAGCTTGACTAGGTGCCGTAAATGTTTGTAAGGGAGGCTGTTTTACCGCGGTTGCGCCGACGGCTTTTTGTACTTCGGCGTTAATAAGATCATTTGTTATCTGACTGACAACTGAAGAAGCTGCTCCCTTATATGTTTTTTGTCCGTATTTAACTGTAATTCCGCCTGCGCCAAATGGTCCGCCTGGCAAAAATCCTGCTTGCCCTCGTACTATATTTTCTGCGCGTCCTTTTGCTGCTTGCTTTTGCTGCATAGAAATACTGCCAGCAGCTAACGCTTGGTTAATAGCATTAAGAACTGTAGTAGCTTTAATTAAAATAGCATCTAAAGCTGGACCTAGTGTTTTACCTATCTGAGCAGCTAGGTTTGCAACAGCCGCACCTGTATTACCTAACGCGGTTGTAAATTGTTCAAAGGCTGATTTTGGTTTTTTAGCCGCAGTTTCTCCTTCGTTACCAAGTTGCACTAACGTATTTATTAGATCTTGGACGGATATGTCTCCGTCTTTCGCCATCTGTATAATGGCATCCCGACTTACATCGTACTTAGCGGCTAAAGCGTCCTGAACGGTTATGCCTTGGCTAGTTAATTGATTTAGTGTTGCTTGAGTTACTTTACCTGATTCTAATGCTGATGTAATCGCATTACCTGTTTTTTCGAATGAGCCTCCATATAGTTCAGTTAAGCGTGTTACAAGTTCTATCGCTTTAGCTTGGTCTTCAATTTCTAGACCGATGCCGCGTATATTTTGAATTAGCGCTGTAAATTTTTCTACATCGGTATTAGCAGTCTTAAAGGCAACAGATAAGCGATCTGTCTGCTCAGCAGAAAAACCTATATCTTCGGCTAGTTGTTGTATAGCTTGTCCTTGGCTGGCAATATCTCCTATCAGTGTGCCGACTAGAGATCCTGCAAAACCACCTATTCCTCCAAAAGCCCCACCGACTAGGCCGCCGATTGCACCACCGGTTGCGGCACCGGCTCCCTGTCCGAATAACAGGGGAAACGCGCCACCGATAGCGGCATTAGATAATGCGCTGCCTATACGACCGGCACCACCTCCTCCTGAGGCTTGTGTAGTTTTAGTAGTGGCTACACCTAGTTCTTGTTGCCGTTTTTTTATTGCAGCAGCTAAAGACTGTTCCGCTTTTTCAGCTTGAGCTAAAGATTTTACGTAGATGTCTATAGCCTGTTTCTGCGCCGTTGTGCCTGTTGTGGCACTACGCATAGCCTGTGATGATTGGGAGACTACTTTTTGGAGATTGCTGATGCTATTACTTAACAGTCCTTGCGATGCAAGTTGCGCATTTACTTTGTTAATAGATGCAGCAGTAGTTTCTATCTGACGCTGCAGATTTGTTAGTTGTGTGGCGCCCTTTACGGCAATAACGATGTCCGCTTGGTAGGCCACTACACCCTGCGCATACTCTGGTACTTCAGTTTACGCGACAAAAAAGCCGCCGGGTTAGCGGCGGCGTTTGGCCTTTTCGATTTCCTTCTGCTGGTCTTCGTTCAGGATCTGGAAGTAGGCGCTCCAGCCGAGTAACTCCTCGGCGGTCATGGTCGTCCGAACTTCGGTAAGGGTTAGGCCCAGTTCCTTGGCGACGCCAAACTGGAGCATGAGCCAGTTGTCCTTGCGGAGTTCGGCGCTCAGGATTTTGGGTCGATGGGCTCGGCGTCGTCGGTCAGGATCGCCAGCATCAAAGCCTGTAGGTCTTTGTCCTTGACTTCGTTTTTCAGCACGTCTACTTCGCCGACGCTAAACAGTTTGGATCCGGATTCGTCGAGGGCCTTGGCAATCAGCAGTTGGAGTGCGAAGGCGTTGGCGTCGTCAGATTTGGCCTGTTTTTGGGCGCGCTCGCGCTCAGCCATCGTTAGTGGTGCCACCCACATTTCAAATTTGCTGCCGTCGGACAGCTCTACTACTTTTTTGACTGGCTCCAGGTTGGCGGCCTTGCGGAGACGGTCGATTGCGCGTACAGGAACGGGCATACCAGTGCTT